CCAACTTACTTGCTGAGTGGTGTTATCATTGTAGAAATTATCCTCTACCCTAAACAGGAAGCGTATCTCCGAGAGATCCATTTCAGCGAGGGCTTGGAACGAAAGTCCATCCCACCCGAAAGTTTTCTTTACCTGTTCACAGTTACGGAGAGGTTTTTGATCTTTGCCATAAAGTACGAGGAATGCCCGTAGCTCTTGAGGCTCGATCTCTACATAATCTTCTACATCCCCATCATAAAAATGTGTTGCTTCACATTGGAGGACGAGTTGTGGGTACCCCCCACTACTCTGATCTACCCCATGACTTGAGGCGTATCCTAGATACGTCCCCGTTTGAGTAATTAACATATGCTTCCCTTTCAAATTTTTATATTCGATTATTTAACTTCTTAGTTTTTAACCCAACTATCACTTTCAATACTGCCATTGATCCTATTAATATATAGGCAAGCGACTACTTCATTCTGGTTATTCAGTACAATTAATTTACTGTAGTTTTTTGAGTAGCTACCATAGAATTTGATACCCATCTTTTTTCCCTTTCAAATTTTTAAATTTTATCTAATCCACTATTAAATTCGGTAGGCTTACTGGGTACTTCGGCCTTTGTTTTCTCGGCTTCGATTAATTCGTTGAACCGTTCTTGGTAAGCTCTTCCAGCTACTTCGATCTTAACGTAATCACCATGACATCGTTTTAATTTCAGTCCACTCCCACAATGACATGGATCATTTCGCCCTATTTTATTTCCCATGTAAACACCCCGTTTTTTGTCTTAATATCTGTAGAAAACCCTCTTCCGATTTATGCCATTCGTAAGCGAAGAGAGTGCAAATTTTTATCAATGACTCACGATCAAACTCCTTAATGGGTATTCCACGGTAAGTCGGGACCATCAAATCTTCTACCCTGCGATTCAAACAACCTTTAGCTATCCTCAAGCGAAAATCAGTAGCTTTACCCATTATTCACCCCCGCCAAAAAGAAACTGCCACAGAGTGTCATCCGTTTTACTTTCAAAACTTATCGCCCGATTCCCTTCGAACTTTTCTGTACTACGGGTCTTCGCCACATAATGGATCTCATCTTGAACAAATATAGCCCGGGCCTGTCCGCCCGTTGCTTTACCTGCTTTATCGACGGCCACACCAAAGTGATCTATCAAGAACACATGATCCGCCCACTCACAAAAGTATCTACGCACTGAAGTTTTCTCTGATGTCGGGTGAGAAAGTTTTGGACCAGCCTCAAGGAAGTCTTCACCTCCGGGGTTTGCTCGTTTAACATTCATACGTTGGCAAACTAATATAACATTCTTACCCGCCTTAATAAGACGATCACAATCTGCGGCGATAGGGAGCATTACATCGTGTAAATGTTTGTAGCCTTTGCCAAACCCATATCCTTCTAGGTGTGTAACAGTACCACCCTTTTCATGCTTGATTGTTTTGAACATGAATGGTTCGGCTAGATCCTCTATGAGCGTGAGGGTGTCAATCACTACAGTATCGTAACTTTCAAAGAGGGCGGGCTGTTGCAAAACATTCCGAACATCGGAATACGTATCAATGTTTGGGATCTTCATAAGATCTTCCCCGGTTCTAGGGTTCTTAATTTTCTTACCACCATCATCGATACCAATAAACACAGGGTTAGGGGCCAATGCCGCCAGAGTTGTTTTCCCCATACCAGATTCAGCATATATGAGGATTCTATCACCTTCGCCTTCATCTTTCCAAGGCACTGCGGAATAATCCTTCATGGGTGCTGGTGCCGCTTTCGGGGCTGACCCGGCTTTTCTATTTCTACTTGCTGGAGGTAATGGTTTGGTCATTCTTAATTCCTTCCAAATCTAAGTATTAGACACATTAATATACTACGAACCTTCTTTATACTAAAAGTAACCCTTTTACCATCCTTGCCAGTTGCTACTATGTGTAGATCAATATCATTGTGGAAAGGTACGTCTGAGAACTTATTGTCTTCCCACAACTTATGGAGTCTCTGTTTTTGTTTCTCAGTCATTTTTCTTATCCTTTCTTACTATGACAGATCTCCCATAAAAGCCTTATTGTCACCGCATGGTACCGTAGTGGAGTAGTAACGGGACGAACATATTCAGACTTTTTCTTTTTCATTCTTCCTTCTCTTCAAATATTCTTTTGAACCCCGATATATCTCCAACTGTTGGATCGACATTATTATAACACAGTCCGGTGTACTCACATACGTAAGTAGCCTCGCACTGATCTTCGTCCTTCGACCATGTTTCCGTTCGGCACATAAATTTATAGCCTTGATATATGTTATAGATTTTCTTCTGAAAATCTTCAATCTCTTGTGTGGTACGGGAAACTTCACGGCGTCCGAAGTAGAACTCAGGACGTTCGCTCATATCTGTTAGTAATCGCATCCCATACATTTCAGGAGTCTCACGGATAGTGAAGGTATTAGGTTTTGTCCCGAACCCTTGCTCTGCCAGTTCCCCATCAATTATCAAACTCGATTGAGCGGGAGGCCAATCTTTTGCTATATATACATCTTGACCAGAGATTTCAAACTTTTTACCGTAATACTCTTTAGTCTCCATGAATACCTTCGAATCTTTTTGACTTAGTTTCTTCGGGGCAATACCCGGTTTCCGTAACCCATCAAACACACACTCCTGAATAAGAGGGTCATCTGCTTTGATTCCATACATTTCTAAATCCCCGGCGAGTTGCATTTGTTGGGCGGCGTAAACATACATGCTGATCTGTGTGTTTAAGCGGAGGTTACCCCAAAAAGATGAGTCAGAATCTAAAGAGCTAGAGGTTGTCTTATGTTCCATTATCATTGGAACACCATTTTGATTTCGCACAAGTTTGTCGATCTTCCCGACTAATTTACAGTTGGGCAGTGTTCGTCCAGTACGTGGATTTATAACGGGTAGCTCGAACTTTAACTCAGTGGCGAGAGTCTCATATTCGCTCTCACTGTAGTACCACTGGTACGCCGCCATGCCATACATTACTTTTGCCCGTTCAACTAACCACTCAACTTTGTCTTTGTTGGGGGGAACTATATCGTAGTATCCATTCAAATAGTCCACTACTAATTCCATCCTATCTTCCGGAATAAACCCTGTCCCCCCACAGAATGGACACTCTGGGTCATTCGTGGCCTTCTGAGCACAGGTAGTACAAACACCGGGTGAACGACCGAGAATCTCTTGACAAGTATGCCAGCGGTTCCCGTACCGTTGTGGATCAGTGTCATGAATAGTCCGCAACCCGAGGAAGTATTTCAAGTAGCATAGATAATCGCATTTATTCTTGGCTCTTATAAAACTTGCCGATACATAAACTGGCCGTTTATTATTTTCCATTATTCTCCTTATCATAAAGTCTACTTATTTCATACTCAGGCAATTCAAATGCTTTTTGAAAGCACCCCTTCGATAAATCCGCTAGGGTCTCTGTTATTAGTTCTTGTAGTTGCCTACCCAACCATAACCATTTGAGGGTACTACCAAATTTGCACACCCATTGGGTAGTCCAACATATGCCCCGCCCAACGTAGTAAAGTATTTTATAAACCCCGATTTTATATAACCAATTAGTCATCTGATTCTTCCTCGCAATATATACAGTCATCAAAACAATTTCCGACACAATGGGCAAACCACATATCTTCGCCCGACTCTATTAAATCATCAGCCATGTCACCCATCTATTATATCCTCGATTGAAGTTCCAACATCGATTACCTCATGTTTCCATTCCCATAACTCAAGTGAAAATTGGAAACAGAGGACACGTAAAATCAAAACCCTTCCACCGTCTAAACAACTAACAGCGGGAGTCAGGATAAAACATATCGAAACTGGTAACGCCCAATAACCTAAATCGACGTTGGCCTCGAAATTTATTTCATAATCTAGATTTTTACCTTTAAATAACATGACTACCCCCGTAAAATTGATAACATAAAAAATTCGAGTTCTGGTTCTCCATGTATTATCAGATAGACACCATCGAACCTCTGTACCCAGTCTCTAAAGTCTTGTTGGTTCTCACTGAGTACCCCACCTTTACCTTTTTTAAACTCAATCGCAATCATCAATCCTTTATAGACACAAAGGACATCCGATGCCCCTTTAATACCATACTGACGATAGTCACCACGTCCTGTTATATCTCCAGCACCCACATTCAAACGTTTGACCCCGACCCGATGTTTTTTCAACCATGAGATACATCCCTTTAATACCTCGGCTTCCGGTAGATCTTCACACGGTACCACTGGTTTAGTTGTCATACCACCATCTTTACGACCGGGTTTGTATGGTACCCCAGCATTTTTGGCGTGGATCATATTCACAATCCCTTTACCTAATTGTTGTTTAGTTTTTTTCTTGGCCATGTTTTCTCATTTATAAATATCCATAAATTCGTGTGATAAATCCGGTTCGAAAGAATGTTTTGGCAAATCTTTTAAGGTTGTGTCGATCAATACCCCCAGCATAAGATTCGAGCAACCCTTGGATATAGTATAATGGCCGCATCGGCGACATTTGAAATAACCCCCTATATTCTTATGGGTTTTAGAATCCTCTGCAAATCCGAGGAACTCGTAGTCATGCCCCCAATAGGAACAGTCCCGTTTCACATATTTACGTTTAATTTGTTTTTTATTTTTCATTTTCTTCTTGGGCTGTCCTTTCTAAGTGTAATATCCTATCCCAAATATCTGTTCATCGGCTAATGTGTCACGGTCATCATCTTCGATCTCATCCTGTAAATTTTCAATAGTATATGCATGAGCCTTACACCGAAATAGACTGCCACTAAAACCACGCTCAAGTTTAAACTTTGCTCGTTTACCACAGAAACACTTAGCTTTCCCAGTGTATTTTATCATTTCTCGTACCTTTCCCCAACAATAGGAGGATCAAGTGCGAGGGGAAACCCTTTCGCCCACGCAGGTTTGTGTAACATAATATCTTTAATTTTTCCCCGACATACTTCTGCATCTGCCTTCGGAACCATAACAGTTAAGTCGTCGTGGACGTGAATTACAACTCGCATTTCGGCTTTTTCACATTCTAATATCCAATATCCTAGAAGATCTCTGCACATCGACTGTACAATATTTTCAGTAATACTTCCACCCCATAGCCTACCATAACGCCAACTAATTGAGTTGTCAGAACGCCCAACACTACAGTACGGGTATCGTAGTTCACGTCCACTCGGCAATCGAAGAAGGGTTACTGTACCTTTTGCGTGAAAAACCAATGGTCCAACTGTTCGGACCTGATCGGAATACTTTGCTACAACCTTAAATGCTTTTTCTACATCGCCCCAAAATTTAGGGATCATAGGATATTTATTTCTATAGAACCTAATATCCTGTTTACAAGTACTTAAAGTTATTTCTCCTCTTTCGATTTTCTCGGCAAAGGCGGGAATCTTTCTCATTTCAACGAGCATACGTGCGGCACCCATCCCATAACCTGAACCGAGTATATACGCTTTACCATAATCTCTGCCCAACTTTAACATCTTCGCCACCGGTTCTGGATCATAGTCTTTAGGTTTCCGAACAGGTCTCCCCAGTAACGTACTCGCAAACTCGGAATACACATCACGGCCCTGTTCGAATGCTTGAGTTAAATCGTCCTGTTTGGCTATCCACGATAATCCCCGGGCTTCAATAGCAGTAGAGTCCCCGGTTACTAATACCATACCCTTATCGGCCAATAAAAGATTACGAACTTTATTAACGAGTGGATCTGCTTTTGTTCCGAAGTTCTGTGCGTTAACGCTTTCACATCCGGACCACCTTATAGTATGGGCACCGGCATATTTCAATGGAACCCGGAAATATCCATCCGATGCTTTCGATTGTCTAGTCATATTCCTGACCCGTTTTATATGGAGGGGCCAAGATTTTACTGCTTGTCGGGCCATGGCTAATTTCCGTACCCTAGTATCAGAATGATCTAGTAATGCTTTCATCCCTTCATCGTCTTTTGCAAACGCAGGGATCGACCCCTTCTTACCTTGTTTCATCGGTACTTTTTCCCCGGGTGGAAGAGCCTCTCCCATTAAGGCTAAGAATGATTTATTACCACTGATCTCGTCCCGGGTATGCCCCAGTTCGTTTGTAACTTTATCAGCTTGTTCCCCCATTTCCTTTTCGAGTTCCTCGGCTAACTCAAAATCGAATTTGAAGTTTTTCTGTAAAAATAACTGCGTGGTATGATTCATCAACGGAAGTTCTAACTCCGGGTTAGTTACAAACGGTAGCATTCTTTGAAGTAACTTCGTTGTTATATCTACGTCATTGTTACAATATGCTCCAAGAGCGTTTCGTTGTTCCTCGGTCATATCGTCCCAATGTAACCCCTTAAACTGTTTTGTATCCCCCTTTGATTTTAGGCCATACTCCTCTGCTAAGTCCCTAAGACTATGAGACTTTCGGGCCTCTAAAAAACTAGCTATCTGTTTTGTATCAAGGATATATTTAGGTCTTAGGTTATAATGATGCTCCAGAATCAATGCATCGAAGAAAGCATTCTGCATAACGACTACGCATTTTTCGAGGTTATCCCCGAACATTTTCTTAAGCTCGTCGAGCTTCCCTTGAATATGATCTGGGTCTATAAAAATTGTGCGGTCTCCAAAACGTATGCCGAGACCCATCGCTTCGAATTTGTCCGAGGTCACGTATTCGATGGTGGACCATTCCTGTTTAGCGAGGGTATAATCCTGATCCCAGTAAGCTTCGAAGTCCAGCGTTACAATCTCGGTAGGCCATCCAACTTTTGTTAATATATCTTTATAGTCCATACTCATTAGCAGCCTTAAAAAGTTCTTCAACGATTTCTCGGTAAGTTCTATATTTACCGCCGCAAATACAATACTCCAGTTTCTTACCACTCCATACTACAGCGAGGCATTTTGGACACCTATATTTTTTCATCTTATGTGCTCCATAAAAGCCCCTAAATCAAAACTGGGGTCGAGATATTTCCGCAGAGTTATAACACAATGGTCAGTATGATCTTCATAGATCTCGTACAGCATGTTACTTTGAGTCAGAACGAACAACCGACCATGCCATGTAAAAATATCGCAGACCCGTTCACGATATATCAAAGAGAACTTAGCTCTTATAACGAACTTTCGGAACCAATTTTTCATCTCACATCTTCCAGACTCTTCGCATCGAGGTCACTGATCGGACCATTCTCCATACGTTTCTTGTTTTCATACGGACCGATCACCATACGATATAATTCAAACATGACACAGATAAGACATCCCATCACACGAGCTAACGCATGGTACCGTAATTTTTTGTCTATGATGAACCAATGGCAAAGCTTAGTGATGGTGTAGTTTAATTCACCATCATTTAAGCTATCAAGCATAACATAATCCATCGATTTATCGATTTTTTCTCGGTCTTCTTTTGTGATATATGGCATTACCTCTTCTCCAACTGAAATCCACCTTCATAAACACCGGTAACTTTGAAGCTGTCAAGCCCTAGTTCGTTGATAAGCTCCAGTTTTTCAAGGAAGGCCATAGGGAATGGGGTCTTATTCTTACCTAATGAATAGTCCCACCACTTCACAACGATAAACGTAGCGAGTGCCCGTAGACAATCATATTTCTTAGCTCTTGGGGCACGAGGCTTTTTGTAATAGACCGGCAACCGTCCGAAATCGTATGTGTTCTCTGTAACCTTCATGCACTCGGAAATACGCCAAAGTGAATCAGATCGTAATCGATGCCGTACCAGTTTTGGTAGCTTAACAAGAGCCTTATGTATTCTGGCTTCGAGTTCTTTCGCCACGGCAAATACATCGATGTCCGGGGCTTCATTTATTTTATCTGTCATTTTATTCTCCTGTAAAATTTTAATCCCGCACACCTAAACTAAACGCCCGGTCAAGGAAATTCTTCTCCGCAACTTCCGGACTCCATCCTTCGATTTTGATGCTCCCTTGATCCAAGTAGGAGAGATCTGCCACAGTGAGACCCTGAAAGAATTCGGGGGGCATAAGAGCGTTAGCTTCTATCATTAACATAGCTGTATCTCCCAGTTTCACCGGATCAAAATCTACTTGATACTTCTCTGCGATAACCCAATGTATTCGTTCCTCCAACATTCGGTAATGCGGGAGTAATTGTTTAAGCGGTCGAATAACATCACCTAGATACGCTTCCGATGCGTCATGTAGTAATCTTGCAAGAGGTGTGCCCGGCGTACCTTCTGCTTCAGAGAGTAATACACAATGCTCCGCTACAGAATAAAACCTAGAGGTGTGCCCGGTGTATCGGCATATCTGACTTAGGGCATGTGCTATATCCCTAACGCAAATGTCTTTCACTCGCGGACTTTCTAAGTCAATCATCTTACCTGTAAATGTACACATTAAACTCATTGCTTTTTCTCTTCCTTACTTATATTATTCTTGCATTAGAAAATTATCAACAAGGTTTTCATTTTCGGATTCGCCGTCTCTCCAATCCACAGCTTCTTCTGCATTACTTCTAACATCCAGGTCTTCTTCGTCCCTATCCCATCGATCCCATACATCGCTACTGTCCATATCCTGTTCGAGCACTTTAACCATAGCGTCTAACCCTTCGACATTATCTGTACCGAACATAGACATTGGTACGATCTTGTCTCTCGCCTCGTTCAATAACCTAATTTGTGCATTGATCTGTTTTTGAGTTTTCATCTTTATACCCCTTTATAACTTCGTCATATTGCGCTCTCGTTATTTTACCAAGTGCCAGATCCCATCGTAAGTCTTCGAGCCATCGTGGTATTAAACATCGTCGTTTACCTGATCCTTTTCCATTAGGGGTCATTTCGACCTATAGGTATTTTCTATTCGATGACCAGACAAGCCCGGAATAAAAACATGTTCCTGAATATATCCGTCAGGCCATACATCTAATGCTACCAGCCCGAAATGAACTTTTCTCCAGCAACGCCGAGCACCGAACTTACTTCCGTAAGATTGTAACGCAGGTAAACTAATCAGTACCACATCGGCCATTCTAACAAATCCAAATCGATGGGTGTGTGCCCGTATAATTACATCGGCTTTCGGTTGTTCTCCAGCGGAGGCCCACTCACGATTTCCTTTTAGATCATTATTATATATTGAGGTGAATGGGTTAACAGTATTACCTTGGTGATGCTTCAGATCGAATATTACTCCACGCACATCGACCCATTCATGTGAACCAATTTTCGCATTAAGGTTTTCTGCCACATCGTTCTCGAAGTCTTCTGCTTCTCCACCATGATAGGCCGTACCAAAAGTAAGAATAGTTCCTTTGCGTGGCTTGACCCGTTCCAAAGCCTCGGTAGCCATGGAAGCTTGCACTTTTCGATCCGTTGTGATTTGTTCAGTTCCACCAGATCTATGTCCAGACCCATCCATTAAATCCCCCACCACAAACAACCAATCAATCGGTTGTAATAGAGCGAGAGTCTCTATGTAAAAGTCATAACACTCACGTTGAGATTTTGCCCATTTGTTTCGCCTATGGTGATCGGTGGTAGTCGGGTTTTTAATAAGGGGAAACTGATATGCCGGAGGTGTGAGTCCTACGTTTGATCCACTATGTAGGTCGGCAATAGATAAGACTCGTTCGACACCCATAGCGGCAACTCGGGAAATCTTTGAACGTGACACCCCCGCATCTTTAGCGATCCTAGCATGAGAGTGATGCAGCCGTAAACCGGTACAAATTATTTTCAGGCTTTTACCCATTATTTAATTCTCAGTAGATATTTTAAGATCGTTGCTCTAATGTCCATCAGCCCTTCGGCAGACTTTACGATAAACACTGGAATGTTGTGCTTGTTTGCGAAGTCTATCTCGATTCGCATACCGGTACTGATAAACCCGTCCGGGGAAAATGCGATCAGAATGTCGCAGGCTTTAACTATTTGACAGTCCCCCCAAAGAATATCTTCTTCTTTCAATCGACCATCTTGATATAGAATACTAATAAGAAGGTCATTTTCTCCGGGGACGTAAATCGAAATTTCAGGCAACACACACCGCATCAAAACCGCGGTACTACAGGCTTTTTCATTATTGAATTTCATCGATTCTGAAGTTGCGTTTACGCCGAGCTTCCCCCGGATAATGTGACTAAAATAAGCTCGATGCTTTTTAATCTGTGACACGTTCGTTCTCCTGTCTAATAGCTTCCTGTGTGGCACCGGCAGCATTCATTAGCTCGTAGAGATACCCCATGACATTAAAAAGCACCGCACACAAAGCCTCTTGTCTATCCTCACTGGAGGCACCACTTCGATGTCCCATCCATAAGTCCATAAAATGCCTCCACATTGATTTCATATAGACCTTGATGGGGATACCCAGTTGCCAGTTATCAGATGCCCTTAACCCACCATCGGCTTGGACACGATGTTTATTCAAGTACTCGGCATATCGTCGTAGTACCAAAGGACTGAGAAACCCTTCATAATCCAATTTGTTTTCCTCTGTATCTCGGGTAGCCCCCGTATTAAATTTTCTCATACTATTCTCCTGTATAATCTACATTTTAAAAAGGAAAACCAATTCGACCCATGGCAATTTATTAGGTTAAGGTCGAGGCCAATTGATCGACTTCTTTCTTTCCCTCACTATACTATCGCTCAAGACCAAAAACATACAAACCATTTTCCTGATTTATTTAATTTTCCCTTCTATAAACTCTTCGATCATGGGTGTTAATATCACTATGATCTTTTTATAATGCACGGCTACGTTCTGATAAGTTGTTCCAATCAGTTCCCCGATCTCCTGAAAAGTCCGGCCATTCCGAGCATACTGAATAAATATATATTGTCGAACTTCGCCGACTGTCCCGAAGCCGCACTTTAAGAGCGGCTTCCGGGGGTTCCTCAATAACTCTATCGCTTTCTTATAGAAATCTTCTAATTCAGCCTTTTCTGTAACCGTTATATCTTGGTTGTTCCCTTGAATTGAAGACAAAAAATCTACGTTATCAGCGTCGATGCTAACCGTATGCACTCGTTTATATTGTCCCCGGAATACGTTTGCCCGCTGTCGAATGACTGAACCCCAGACGTATGCATTTATTTTACCTTCCGCGATCAGATCCCTACAAAGCTTTTCTCGGGGGAGCAGACTAACGAATATATTTTGAACGCGATCCTCGGCCTCTTCCCGGTCATGGATATACTTAGTTAAGAGATCTACCCATCGCTGGAAATTGTCTGCATAGTACTGTTCGAATGTTGTCATTATATAAAGTCTCGAAAAGTCTTTCCCGTAGAATTATGACTGTGGACCATTTGATCTAGTTTTATATCAAACCAAAGATCTAATTTTATTAGAACAGCCTCAGAGACACGAGTACAGTCCCAACCCGGCCTATCTTGTTTAACTTTTGCCAGTATCCTTTTCCGCACCTCTTTTTTGTTCAGTAACATTATTATTCCTCCGGCCCTTTATTAAACTCTCTGAGTTTTATAGCGTCCTTTTTTTCACGTTTAATCCATCCGTTATATTTATCCATGTCAAGATATTCAAGAATAGCCCCTTCAGCAACATCAACTAAAACCGATGGTTCTAGTGCGTCCAACTCCCAGCTTACATTCCCAAATTCTTTTATGTACCATTTTGCCCTCGGGTCTTCAAATCTTGCGGGGTTAGGCGGTGGTGAATATATCTCGATTTGTTCTTTATTCAAAGCAACGGGGATAACATTGAAAAACTCATTATTCTCAACCTCAAGTCCGAGAAATTCACATATTCTTTCTTGAATATCCCTGACCATATCTAACCCTGATGGGTCATGGTCTCCGAGATAGATTAACTTACAAATTTTGTTAGCATAGATCTTGTCGTCCATTCTTTTAGCAATTCGATACATGGCGGAGGCACTCGAATATCCCTTGTTGCTCCCATAATAAATATGATATTTATCCGCAACTGGTCTCAATATTCCTTCGAGCGCTTGCTTTTCACAGTATAGTTCTAAATAATAATCCTGATCTTTCCATCGTGGCAAACGATAAGCATATAAAGCTGAGTCGATTAAACCACTTATATGCTTCCATTGTGACGGACGTGAAGACTCTCTTGCCCGGTCTTCAATCGCGTCCCAGTCAATTACGCCGTTGTATCTTAAATCAACTAACAAAGATAATATACGCTTATACACTTTTTCCGCATTTGGCACCGCGTTATCTTTAACTAACTGATAAAATAACTGTCTGCCTGTAAGTGTGTATCCTTCGAGTGTAAATCGCTTAACCTTGCTTTTGATAATGTCTGTTAATAACTGTTGATTAATTTCAAAAACAGCGGGGCCACCATCTAAGTCTGTATACTTGATACAAATATTTTCTCTAAACTTTTTACTACGATAAGTTTTTCTCATTTCGTGTCCCTTAAAAAAATTAGCTTCTATTTCCATGATTACATTATACCATAATGCAATACTAATGTCAAGCCTTTTTAATTTACTTTCTCGCTTTGTAAAAACAACTCGTGCTTCGACCCTTTACGCGGGGTAAAGCCAAATACTGTTTTAAAGTCTTTTTTATGCATTTCACAGAGTGACCCGGCGGTGTGCCACCATCCATTGGCAGCGGTTCCGAGGTGTTGACCCCAGTCTTTTTGTAGTTTACGGATTAGACCCCGCTGTGGATCACGGATTATAATCGTGTTGGCATAGGAGTCACGTGTCGCAATTACGGTTTTTATCATTTTTTCATACCCCTAAAATAACTCTAACTGATTTTCATTTGCTGTTATCGAATAACTTATTCATTTTTTTTTTTTTACCCCGCCTCCTCAAAAACTCCAACGCCGGTGGAGAACGTCCCTACACGGCGTAAAACAGTACAATAATCCGATATGATTTTTACAATACCCGGATATACTTGATTAATCCAGTGTTCGGCTAATTCGATTACTTCAGTACCCGGATCAACATAAATGCTAAAAGCACCACACCCCATATATTCTGATATACTGATATTTGCAAAATCGTTAGACAATATCACGCGGTTTTCGCGATATGGATACGCAGCATATTCATTTTCGCAAATATCTAGTGATTTATACTGGGCCATTAATGCACACGTAATGCTTTCTCGAAAATTGTCCCAGTTTATACCGTCCATATCTGGATCATCAGTATAAAACCCCTCAGCATCAAAATATATAACATTTGGCCCTATGTGTTCTACTGATCGCCCCATTTTAAATACCTCCTAACTATGTTTCGGCTTTTTACTATATAACCCCGGAACCGATCCGAGGTATACAGTAAACACCCCGTTTAACCCCTAAGCTTTTTATTTTCCTGTTTTGTCGCGGCTTTTGCGGCCCGGTTAAAAGCCTTTACGTCTTTTGGTTTACATTGGCCGCACTTTTTACAATCTGTTTTCGGGCACTGGTTCATTATTATACCTCCAATTTAAATTAACTTCGTCTTTATATCAGTTTCGGACACTAATACGCATTCTTGACGCCCGATACTTTTTATCTGTTCCGCGAGACGTTGGATAATGTCACGTTCGCCCGGGTAAGCTATTATTATAGTATTTTGACTGTTTTCTCGTTTACCATCCCAAAATCCAGTTTGCTTTATAATCGAAAACTCTTTAAAGTATTTCGATACTGCTTTTATAATTAGATTGTTTGTCGCGGTGTCTTTGTCTTCGAACATAATTTCGAATTTTATCTGTCTTTTCATTTTAAGCCCCTTCTATATTTTGTGCTCTGAAAAACCACGCAAAAAGGCGATCACTCCAGATAATAACCTCTGATAATGCAAGCCATTGTATTTTTTTATCGTGTGCATTAGCACCGAACCCCAAATTATAGACCGGGATACGTTCTACCAGTATTAAAAAAACTATATGCCCCCGAAAATAAAAAGCTATTCTTACAGGCATACAATGAATGGCCCCGATAATATTAATTATGGGTCTGTCTGTAACACTCGTAATCTCACAACTAAACAATGCGGGTCTATGATAATACACGTCAATAACTTTTTGCCTACAACGCCAACAGCATGGCTTGCATTTTGCGTTGCTATGCGAATATAGCCCCGGCCCGTCATGTACCCAAATGGTTTTTTGTTTGATCGTTATTTTCTTTTGCCAAAACATTTTTAGTCCTTTAACCCCTATCTATAAATAACCCTTAGATACTCATCAAGTAGAATTTCAAACATATATTCGTTGCCCTTACCGGTAATGCCGTGCTTTATTGCTTTGCTTAACCAATTTATATAACTGTTAATATCCATGTTTGCCCCTTAAAAACAACTAACATTTACGGGATAGGTCTAATAGTGTGTGATATTAAACCTATCCGGTAAGCATTAGAGGAGGAGTTTTATTTTACCAATACTATTATTCCATTTTCAGCTTTACACGTTGCATACCATTTATGCGGTTCTGGATAATGCGGACCCTCAACAGCAAGTAATCCGT